TCATATTTTTCCGTAGTATCTCGTGAATTCAAAAGGGCTCCTTACATCGAGATAACCGTCTATTTCTTCATTGGATTTTGCCTCCATTTCAAATGCAGAATTCCCATACGATATTTTATTCCCATCCGCTCCATGTACACCTTTGAAAGAATGATAAACACGAGAAACTGCATATTCCAGTCCATACTGCAGATAGAACCACAACGGACACAACAAATACATCCATACGTTGAATCCGGTAAGAAACATGACGAGCGTCAACAGAACCGCCGAAGCAATCATGCACTCCTCCCATTGTCTTACATGAATAGCTTCATGGTTAAGAACATGCGTTTTCATCTCCGCCTTTCTTTTCTTGGTAAAGACGAAACAACCCAAAGTAATGGTGCTGTAACCCTGCCACAACATCCACCTTGCTAATTTGCTTTCATAAAATACTCTCATAGCATTTATTTATTAGGATAAGATTTAGTTATCACATTATTTTTTAAAAAGGATATTCCAGATGTATTTATTATGACATCATAAAAATCATTGCCATTATTTTCTGATACATTTATAAGTTGAGGCCTTATTAAAACAGTATATCTTGGATTTCCGGAAACATACTCGGTTAATTTTATACGGGGATATGTTCCACCGCCATTATCAATAAAATCCATAGTTCCCACCAACAAATTATCGGAACCATACATCCTAAGACTGTTCGTAGCTGAATCAATCACAATACGCTTCCCATTCATAGAGGTGGATACCTTGCCGGTTATTTCTATATCTCCGTTTTCTTTGATAACAAAGGAATTATTGGGCGACTTGATATTTTTAAAAGTACCGCCTGTCGCATTGACTTCTCCGGTTATTTCCGCATCTTCTGCATGTACTTTTCCGTTTTCAGTAACCCGGAAAGAGGCATTGTCCGGAGTAGAACTTCCTGCCCACATCCGTATCTTTTCACCGGATTGGGAACCGCTAAGGCCTGCAGTTACCGTCCCGTCATCTTTTTTAATGCGAAGTTCGTTCCCCTGCATGAAGTCTATCATCGCATTTTTAGCAACAATAAGCGACGTGAATATGGCTGTCGTATTCAGCCCGAACTCTTCCCAATATGTACTGTTACCCGGCGCATTTCCACCGTTGCTTATATGCGTCACCCGGCACTTGTAGGCCCGCCAGCCGGTCTCCGTACCGTTATCCCTGACCAGTGCCACATCGACGTACCGTGTACCGCCGGCCAGTGATTCATCGTTATGCCACTCTACGCCGGATACCCATTCGGCCTTGCGGAGTATACATCCCTGCAGACCGTTCTCCCCGTTTTCCACTACCATGTCGTACTCTTCGGAGTTATACTCGCCGGTCAGTATATAACCATAGGTTTTTCCACCGTCCTGCGTCTGAAGTATACGTCTTCCATCCTTGGTGGTAACTGTCCACATGGGCGGATTTGACGTTCCGTTTCTAACCTTGCACAAAAACATCTTTCCACCCATTTTTACCAATCCGAGATAGGGTGTCTCAAGACCGGTATGCCATTTGCCATGATTACTGACTGAAATACCATCCTGTCCCGGTGCACCGTCCTGGCCGTTCGTTCCCGGAGTGCCATCCTGACCGTTCTTGCCATCAGTTCCGTCAGTTCCCGGTTTCACCTGCAGCAACCAGTCCGCATTTCCTTCTTCCGGTTCAGATGTAGTGCCGCTCTCGCTTACACACAGCCAAATGCCGCCATTATGGGAAATCCGGTCATAAAAGGCATAATTTTCACCGGACACCCACTCTCCACGGTCATTGGCCGTATATACCGGCGTACCGTCAGGTTTCAGCTGCCGTACCGTACCGGTAAAATACACGCTGTTCAGGTACATGGAGTATCCCGTCATATCCAGGCCGTGTACATTCAGATTTGAGAGGTCGCCCGACTGCATTGCGATGTTGGCGGCCGATATTTCCCAGGTGTTCTGGTTACGGAGCATGCGGCTGTAGGTGCGTGTCTCATATACGGATGTCTGCCGGTCTGGGTTGGTGAAGTTGCCGTAACATGAGAAATGCATGTACTTCTGCGGATGCAGCGTTGTCCCCGGACGTAAGGAATAACGGAATATGCCGTTATCCTCACCCGATACTCCGGTAATACGGAAGTACGCCGTTCCGAAACCGGCAAAACTGAAATTTCCCTTACTATCGTCCGAATCCTTGGTGGCATTCATCGTCTCATCCTCAAAATGAATGATTCCCATGCTTATGTCGTCCGCCGCAACCGCTCCCATTTCCCCGACTTCCAGCTTGAGGTGCACGGTACCGGTGGAAAGCGGGTTTCCCTCACTGTCTGTATCCGCCACCACACTCTCAACAATGCCGACACCCGGCGTGCGCCATTTGATGCCGGCATACACTTCCACGCGGTTACGTCTGAGTTCCGGTACCTCAAGCCATTCCCAAAGCCGCAAGCCCCGCATTTCACCGTTGCCGTTCTCATCTATCTTGGCGCCGAATCCGGCCAATCCGGAAGCGAACCCTTCCTTACCGAATACCGCACCTGCCAGAAAGGAAACAAGGAAGGATGTCCCATCCGGACCGATCTTGCTGATGGCACGCCGGGTTATCTCCTTTATTGTGCGTAAAGCCGAAAAAACGTTGTATTCGCTGGCCTCACGGTTGTCCCATGATTTAAGCACCTCGATAACCGAGCGGTCCAGCAGTCCGCCGACAACGTACTGCAATCCGTTCAGGTTACTTTCCAGGCTGCGTTTCCAGCCCTTGCCGACGCGGTTCGTGCATTCAACGGTCGCCATGGAAAGGTTTTCCAGCTTGCGTGTAACCTTTGTCATGCGTGTATCCCGGTAACCGCTGCCGGGGAAATACTCTTCGCTGAGCAGCCTTACCGACTGTCCCAGCCGCAGGGGGACGGAATGTTTCTCAATATAGGTGTAATCGGTATCGCCGCCGTACTTGGTGATATCTTCGCTGTATGACGAGAGGAAGTCATCAACGGCCGCCTTGTAATCCAGCTCGGCCTGTTTTTCGTAAGCTTCGGGCATACGGAAGTTCCAAGGGATATATTTGTCACCTGCATGCGGTATAAGGTTTCCACCGGGTAACTGCGTGTCCTCATCCGGATAGGTATTGATGATTTCCCATTCCTTGCTTTCCGAATGATAGTTTGCCTCGAAATCCCGCCCGTTCAGTTCACCGCTCTGGAAAGACAATTGTTTGACAAGTCCCGCAATCTCATAATCACATGGGTCAAACTCCATACCTTCGTCCTTGAAATAATAGACTGTAAAGGGTTTGCCGTCATTCCCGGTCTTCTCCTGTGAACGCACGGAGGATATAGTTCCCGTATAATGAGGAAAGATGCCCGAAAAGGCTTCTTCTTCCACATGTTCGTAAAGCCCGTAGCCTGTATTACGGTCCACGTACCTGGCACGGTCCGGCAGTTGCAGACGGGAGAAACCGTAGCGGCTTCGGTCTATGTTTCTGGTACTTCCCAGCGGAATAAGCCGGGTGAAGAATTTTACGTCATCGCTATTCTCCGTTGGCGTAAGCGAGGTAAGTCCCTGCATGTATCCCAGTTCCACACGTTCCCCGCGCTCGCAGCGGCACAGGTTGATATAGAAGCCGTCCGACCACCATTCGGTTGAAAAAGTCTCGGTCATGGATGCCAGCGCGTCCCAGCAGGTGGTATTGTTATACTCTATATTTCCGTTCGGTGCATCTATCACATCACCGATACGCCAGCGCTCCTCACCGTAAATACGGTTCATGTTGTCCACCCATTTCTGCAGATGTTCCCGGGGGCTGCCGTCAAGGCTGAACTGCGGCTCATACTGGCCGTCAGTCAGGTGGAGGTATATCACTTGCTGGGCATCATGTATGGGAGCATAGAATTTCACGGAATAGCTGTATTCCTGGCTGTTCTTTTTCTTGGGCTTGTACTCTTTCTTCACACTGAACCTCACACCCTCCAGTGTTATGTAATCATTCACCTGTAACGGCACACAGGCCGGAACCGTAAAGGAGAGCGAGAGCGCATTTTCGGTCATCAGCTCAAGGTTCCATGTGGAGGATGAAGTGACCGGGGCCGTCAGCTTCAGTCCGCCGGATTGATTATAGATTTTGAGTTCCATTTGAGCAGTCTTTAAACGTCATTTAAAAGAGAACCGGTTTCGGTTCCCTGAACTTTATTTTCCATCTGGCTACGGTACTTCCGTCAAAAGCGTCGGTCAGGATATCGGCCGATGTGGCGGATTTGTAGTAGAGTCTGTATTCCGTGGATATCCCTTTCACCTGAAGAATAACCCAGCCCTGCATGAATATCTTCATCAGGGTAAGGCGCTTTGCCTCACATTCGGGTAGTGAAGAAGCACATACGGCCAGATACAGCGTCAGGTCACGGGCCTTGCAGCACGGAAGAGGAAGCTGTTCGGGTAATTCCTCACCGTTGCGTTCCCTGAAATCCACTGCCGTGTATTCCTTCATCTCGGGCGGCTTGAGCAGTTCGGACACGTTCGTGCTGTCTTCCGGCCTGTCCTCACAGAGGAAAGCCGAATATTCCGTCCAGGCATCCTTGCCGTTAATTACCATATATCCTGTCAGGTCGTACATCATGACACTTTTATTCCATTGTTTCTAAAATATTCCATAATCTCGTTGATGCCTTCCAGATACCGGCAGTAGGCTGTATTCTCAGCAATGCTGACGAGCAGGTCGTGCTCTTCCTTCCTTGATTTGGCGAGCTCTTCCAGAAGTTTGTGCATGCCGCTGGCATGATCCTGCAAGGAAGTAAACAGCCCTTCCAGAAGTGTGCCCTGTTCCTGCGTCATGGTGGTAAAGGCCCCGCTACGCCCGGATTGTGAGCTCGCCGAATCACCCTGCCAGCCGAATATCTCTTTCATTGCGTCACGCTGGGCCAGTGCATCGCTGACTATCGAATCCCAGGCTTCTTTCAGCATGTCATGTTCCGTCTCATTCAACACACCGGCAGCCTCGGTGACAACTTTGTACCTGCTACGTCCGCGTCTGCCCTGACCGGTCCGCCATTCCGTTTTTTCCTCCATGGCTTCGGCAAACGAATCGTACCATTCCTTGATACGTTCGTTATAGCTTTCCGAGAGCATGCTGTTCAGCATGGCCTTCTGCATATATTTCTCGAAGTTGTCGGCAAAATCCGCCGTGCTGCTGTCCATATCCATGAGCATGTCCAGAAAACTGCTGCGCACATTCTCGAAAGAAATGCCCGTCATGGCTTCCTTGCGTGTTTCCTGCACTTCCTGCCAGGCTTCCTCGCTCTCGATAATCTGTTCCAGATATTTGCGTGTGTCCTCATGTAATTCACTCCAGAAGCCGGTGGCTTCATCACGCAGTTCCACCAGTTTCTCATAGCTCAGGTCAAAGAGACCGGTCATACGGCCGTCGGCCACTTTGGAAAAATCGCTTCCCAACACCCGGCGCGCCTGTTCCCATGCGGTAGAGGATATGCCCTCCCTTTGCTTCGTTCCGTGGGAAGCCTTGGAACCGATACCGAGAAACCCCTTGCTCGCCCCGGCATTCAGATATGCCTTTCCCATCTCACGGGCGTATTCTTCCTGTTGCTGCAGGAGTTCTCCGGCTTTCTTGTAGGAATTATTGGCATTCGCCAGCGTATCGGTCTCCATGGATGCCACCAGTTCCTTTTGTTTGGCGATGACTTTGTCAAGCACCGCCATATAGCTTTCATAACGCTCCTTTGCCTGTTGGTAACGTCTTTCGGAACGCTGACCGCCCCAATCCGTACCGAAAAGGCTGCCCAATGTCTTGACAAAACCACCGGCTGTATTCACCACTCCGCTTATCATGCCGCCGATGTCACCCGAAAGCATGGAGTTCGCAAATTGGCCGATACCTTCCGACATGGTATTGAAACCCTCTATCACCCGCTTGGCATTCTCGTCCACCGACACTCCGAACCCTTCCAGCATACTGACGACATCATCGGCAGCCTGTCCGTAGGATGACATTTCGCCCGCAACTCCCTGCAGACTTTGTGCCATTGCCGTACGTTTCCTGCGGCGGTTTTCCTGGGCTTCAGACAGTTTCTTCTCCGCCTGCTCCTGGGTAAGCAGTTCGGTGACGAGTTTGCCCGTCTCATCCTTGTACAGACCGGTGATAACCTTTCCGCCCGCCATGACGGTGTTCAAATCTTCCTGTGCCTGCCGGGCAGTTTCCTGGGCGTTGGCGTATTCATCCATAGACCGTTTCAGTTCCCGGAAGGGCTTGCGGTCGGCAAGCTTCAGGTCGATATTCGTCAGTGCGTCCTGCAGCTGCTTCAAATCCGACGGGCGTAGTTCTTTGGCCGCCCCGCTGATGTATTCCTTCAGCTTGTCGCGAAGTGCGGAGAGCGCCTCCGTACTTTGAGTGTCCAGATTGCCGAACACATCAGCGAGGTTGACGGTCTTCTTGAACTCACCGAAATCCAGCTCTTTCAGTTCGTCCTCGCGCCGTCTTTTCAGCATGGCCTTTTCACCTTCGGTTTCGGCGGCGGCAATCTTCAGGGCATAATCCTGTGTGATTGCCAGCCGTTTCTCCTGGTAGCTACCATACTCCCTGTTGTAGTCTATCCACGCCAGCCGGTCCTTTTCCCGGAACTGCTTCTCCTCTTCGTAGACTTCCTGCATATACTGCACACCGGCAACCACACGTTGTGAGGAAGCGTCCTGCCTTATCCGGCCGGCCTCCCCGGGGGCTACCGGGTTGCCGGCCTTTTTCGATTTCTCCAGCCTGGAGAGCAGCTCCCGTTCTTCCTTGTCGATGGCGGCAAGTGTCTGCTCGTATTCCTGACGGAGCAGTGCCTTGCGCTTGGCGCTGCCTTCCGCCATCAGGGCGATACGGGCATCCTCCAGCTTGCGTTGTGCACGCAGGCGGGCGTCGGAAAGTTCATTCTGGTAATCTGTCGGTGTCCTGCCCGGTACCCTGCGTTCTTTTGTCTCGTAGGCTTTCAGTTCTTTCTCTGCGGTTTTCAGCTCACCGGTGGCTTTCCTGTAAGCTTCCACCGTTGATTTGTCAATACCCAGGGAAAACAGGTCCCTGCCTTTCCCGGCCGCCTCGTCAAGCGTTCTTTTTATATCCGACCTGATTTCCTTCAATACGGCCTCGGAACGTTCCTTCTGGGCTGTCCAGTAGTCGTATGTCCCTTCTTCGGGTTGGGGAAAAAGATCAGCCGTCTTTATGCGTTTCTCGATGGCCGCGATATTATTCTCATAAGCCTGCAGGTTGCCCAGAATATCATTGTATATTCTCTTCTGTTCTTCCACGTTCCGGCGGGACGCCTCGACTTTTTTCCGTGCGTCTATTTTTGCGGTGGCAGTGCCGAAGCCTTCCTGTTCTTTACGGCTGAAATCCTCCTCCTGTTTTTTAAGGTCCTCCTCGGCCCTTGCAACCGTCAGCTTCTGGTTGAGACGCCTGATCTCTTCCTTTTCTTTCCTTACGGACAAGTCCGCTATCCTGTCGGCATAGTTTCTTGCCACTGCATTAGCGTATATCTCTTTGCTCAGAGCCCTGTAAGAGGATTCCAGCTTCGAGAGGCTGACCTGTTCGCCGTCCAGTATGCCGGCATATTCGGGATAGCGTTTTACCCATTCATTGATGGCGGCGGTACGTTCCCTCGTGGAAAGTGAGGTATCCCTGAGCTTCGAGTATATCAGTTCGAGTTCCGCACGTTCCTTTTTGATACTTTCCTGCACTTTGTTCCGGACCAGTGCCATTTCCTGTTCGGCCGACAGGAGTTCAAGAGTGGCGTCCCTGGCTCCTCCGAGCCCCTTTATAGATGCCCATATTTCCTTGCTGTACATCACCGTAAGGGTGATAAGGGTGGCAAGCGCCGTCTGCGGGGAGAACATGGCGGAAGCCACCTGTTTCCATACCGGGGTCGCCTTCTTTCCTGCGGCTGTCATGAGCTCGTACTCCCTGCGGGCATTGCTCACGGCGTCCGTAAACATCGGGATGTTGTTGGATATGGCCAGAAAGAACATCTGCGGCCCCATGGCCAGGGTGGGAAGTTCCCGGGCGATCTGTGCCATGGTCATTTTGACCTGGTTCAGTTTCGGCGCCGGGTCGTGCGCCACAAGGGGTGTCTCGTTAGCCTGTCTCTTGGCAGCCTCGTACGCCTTTATCTCATCCTTCAGACTGCCGATGACACCTTTGAGCGCCTGTATGTCGGCGAGTTCCCTGTCACCGGCAAGGCCCTGCTTCTGCAGCTGCTTGTACTGTCTTTCCAGCTGTTTGAGCTCACCCTGCAGACGTTCGACCATCTGCCTGTTGAAGCTCTCCAGAGCGGCTATGTTGCCCTCGGCCGACTTCATGCCGGCAAGTGTCTTGTCATCCAGGAATATTTCAAGCTTGATAGGTTGCACTTCTTATAGCGGTTTATGTGTGTAAACGTTTTTTTATTCTTCCCCGTCCATGCTCATGAAGAACTCCAGGGGAGACATGTTTTTCGGGGGACTGCCGCTGCGGGCAGACATCTCCCGGGAAAGCTCGGCGGGTGTCTTTCTGCGTGAAGGCACGTGCCTGGAACAGTCCTGCCACATCAGCATGAGCGACGGGTAATTTACCCCATGCAGGATATACCTCACGCTCCAGCCCGTATCGCGGGCTATCTGTCCGACCAGTCCGAACGGGCTATGGGGAGGCTCCATGTACCCCCTTAACTCCCGTTCTATCTTTTTTCGCGGCTCAGGACGGGCGACATCGGGTTGATTGTCTCCGCCAATCTGATAATATTTTCTAAAGGGACGGTATTGAACATGCGCACGATTATCACCCAGGCTTCCTCGAGGGCTACCGGGTGCATCCGGTGACGGAGCATCCATGCCACGGGACGGTTCAACAACCGGCCGAAGATACATCCCCGGACGATACCGTAAGCCACCATGCGGCTCACACTGACACCGTGACGGGTAATGAACTCCACTTTCTGCTCGAAGTCATACTCTTTCACCTCGTCATACCGGACTCCCAGTTTCAGGTACATCCTGCCGATATTCAGCAGGCTCGCGTAAGTAGGAATGCGCATCACCCAGCGGACATGCCTGCCGCCGGGAAGACGCAGCGGGAGCGAGATGCCCCCGTCCTGCATAATCCTCTCCGAAAGGCTTTCTATCTCAAGGCGGTCCATACGTGTCACGCTTTAACGGCAGGCTGGCCGGTTTCGGGGTCGATGCCGGGAGCGAAGATCTTCATCCGCTTGCCGTCCTCGTCTTTCATCACCTCGATGTTGAGCTGGATGGAGAGTACACCCTGGGAGTTCACCCCGCCACCGAAGTCATTGCCGGTGACTTTCGCATTGTACAGGCGGATGGTATGGCCGCTGTCACAGACAATATCCATAACGCCCGTCTTTTCCCATTTCTCGGGCGGTTCCCAGTTACCCTGTTCATCCTTGGTTCCTCCGATGACCTTCACAAGGTTCTCGGCGGACATGTCGATCAGATTGCCGGTAAATGCCTTTTTCCCGGGATTGCTTGTAATTGTCCCGACCGGGCCGTCCTTTACCTGGGCGGCATAGATATCCACCTGGGTCGCGGCGGTACCCGCAGGGGTGACACCCTGTTCGTCGAACCAGCCGATTTCAAGACCGCAGAATTTTACCTGGGACATCCCGAAAATTAATTTATCCATGTTTATTCTAAGTTTAAGGGTTAATAAATCGCCGTCTGAGTATTCCCAGCAGAAGGGCGGCGACGGCCGTACGCCCGATCCATATCTGGAACCACTGGAAGCCGGTAGGCTCATGCACCACTTCGGGCGGCGGTTTCTCTTTCTCCTTGAAGAGCTCATTACGGATGCGTATGTTCTCTTCGGTAAGGATGAGTACCTGACGGGCCAGGCTGTCACAGGTGGCGGTCACTTCAATGGAGTCTTCCGATATCCGATTTACATTGACCGTTGCCTGCCCGCTGCGCCGGCTAAAGCCTGTGCCCACCGGAATCAGGTCCAGCATATCCGTCGGAAATCTCGTTTTCGCCATGCTGGGCGGAACGGGCTGCTGCAGGAGAGCGAACCCGCTTCTGCCCGAGAGGCTGTCTTTTTGGCTGTGCTCGTTCCGCACCAATGGCTCCGGACTTCTGCAGCTCGCCACGGATAGGGCAGTCAGCATAATGCCGGCAAGTAGAAGCCCTCTGAATGGTACGGTTAAGTTCCCGCACTGCCTTGTAGAGTTTAATGTTCTCATTCTGCAAGTCTATTAATGTTCCTGACAGGTTGTCGTACATTTCCTTATAGGCGTCGTTCCGCTCCTTGGCGGCGAGTACCTTGTTGTTCTCCCGGTGTCTCAGCCATGCCCAAAGGGAACCGGCAATGCCGCTCGGCACAAGCCATTGGAGAATCTGCATTATCAGGTCTGAATTCATGGCTGAAAATCATTACGGGTTATTAATTGTCAGAGCAGTTCCCATCCCGCTGCCACGTCCGCCATTACTGCCGGCACTCCGTTTTCCACCTGTGAGATGGCGGCGGCAAAAGCGCACATGGTCGCTCTGTCATCCACATCGGGCACGTAAGTATTCGGTACCTGCATCTCCCGGCACACCCGGCTGATATAGCCGGAAGTGTTGTTTTCCACAGGAGGCGCCCAGCGGTTGATGAAGTCCGCTATTGTACGGCAGCCGTTGTTACGGCGGTAGTTCTGCAGTAACTTTATCAGGGCACGATAACCGTAGGCCATCGTACGGAACTGGCAGAAAGACCTGTCCCGCGAGGGGCGGATTTCCCCCTGCCACACAGTACGTGACAGGCGGATGTTACCCGGATTATTGTTGCGTAAACCTCTGCTCATGGCTATACCTCCAGTTCTTCACCTGCATCATCCGGGATGGGATCAGCCTTTTCTGCAGCAGTTTTTGCCGCGGCTTCTGCGGCTTCGCGACGAATCTGCGCCCAATGCTTGTCCGCCGTCACCTCAGCATTGGAAGTCTGTGCTGTCTTGCCGTCATAGCTGTAAATAGCACCGATAGCCTCCTGCTTTTTGGGCATCGTGATTTCGTAGTGACGGAAATTAACAAGGCTTTCTTGCGTCTGAGGGTTGATACGTGCCTCACTGTAGTACATTTTTGTAGAACCCTGTGCGCGGAACATGCGGGGAACATAGAATGCGACGGAGGCCTGCATATCCGTCTCACCGGGAGCGGTACCGAAAGGAACTTTCACGCCGGCATTGGTGAAGTACGGGCAGTTCACGAATTCGTAAATCTCAAAGCCATACATATTCATCACCTTGCCGGTAGTGTAGTTATAGTATTGCTCGCGGAACTTCTGGTCTTCCTCCAACAGGTCATTGATGTGGTCGGGACAAAGTACCAGGCGCCGTCCGTCGGTAGGTATTTCCGCCTTGTCGAAAGCACGTTTCAGGGCGATGACATCCTTGCGCGTCATCTTCTTGCGACCTGCAGTGTCCGCCTCACCTGAAGTAGGAATTACAGGAGTGGTTTTCGTATTGCTGTACGGAGCCAGTGCATGGATGGCTTTCTTGTATTTGGCCGTATCTATGGCATTACTGTGCCGTTCCACATCGGTGGAGAACTTGTCGTATGAAATGGCATACAACTGGTCATCCGTCACGCGGGTCGCTTTTGTCTGGTATTTGTCCAGACCGATGGGTATATCGCTTTCCGCGAGATTCTGGACCGGAATCGGATAGGTGGTATTGTTTATCAGCACATCAGGATCACCGCCTACATCCACCAGATGGATGACCTCATTCTCGGCTTTGGCCGAATAGTCAGGAATCCCGTTCAGAAAACTCGCCACCAGCCCGGCATTCAGGCGTTTTACCAATTCACCGGTCCAAACCTCTGTGTAGACGCCTTCAAAAGCGGAGCCCGCAGGCATGAAGTTACCAAGTACAACCGGAACAACCGTTCCCGTCACCATTCCATAGGCAGGGTCTACCCCCGCCATGCATGCCAAAGTCACTCCCATGAGGATATTGAACAGCATGCCACAAATAAATTTAATCATTTTCTTACATTTTTAAATTAGAAATCTTTTTCTCACTCTCTTAGAATTTCGGGCAATCGATGCCATATTCCGCTTTGTACAAGGCACGATATCTGTCCGGATCATTCTCACGCATGAGCTTCAGTTCCGCTTCCGGAACCTCTCTCAGCTTGTTCCATTGTCCTTTGGGTACCGCACCGCCCGGCGTGTTACCTGTACCGCCTAACAACTGCATCGGCTTGGTTGCGGAAGCCATGCTGTCCAATGTCAGTTTCAGCGCGTCGGCTCCCATGGTCTTGCCCAGACTGATGAAATGATCCTTCTTGTCGGCATTGAACTTTCCCGCCTTGATGGCGTCATCCACCATCTGCGTCACTCCTGCCAGTTTGATTTCGTCAAGCTGCTTGCGCAATTCCTCGTTTGCATTCTGGAATCCCTGCAAAATGCCTATTCTGGCAAGGATTTCCGCTTCCGTTGCCGTTTCCGGCAGGCCCAGCTTCAGGGCGATAGCTTTAAAATCTACGTTCATACTTTCCTTTTCTTTTGAATTATTGTTTTGCGGAAAATCTCCGCTATTATCTTTCAACAGGGGCAAGGCGTCGCACTCCTCACCGGCTGCCAGCCTCAAATCCTTTCCCTGGTATCCCAAGCGGACAATATTGTCATCATTGCCACCGATATCCACCATACTCACTTCGATAAGCTTACACCTTGTGACGGTAGGGCGTGTCTGGCCGGGTTTCAACAGCGAGGGGTCCTCGCTATACTCCAGTATCTCGAAATAAGGGCTGCACATCTTGAGCGTACCTTTCTCCCATTGCTGTTTTGCGAGTCTTGATTCCTCACGTACCTCATCAAAATACGGTTCTCCCGTCATCACCTTGCCTTCTGTTTTGAAATCCTTTATACAACCGATGATGACACCTCTCGTGTGCATCCAAAGCATCACCGGATTATTCAGATATTGCCCGCAGTCCACACCGTCGGTCTTTACCCAGGTACCATAGCAATTCAGGCTCTCGGTCGATATAGTAATTCTTTTTCCCATTTTCGTCTCATTTTACCGCAAACTTACAGCTATGCCCATAACCGCACAAAAAAGTGTGTAACCGTTGCAGGGAAGTGTGTAAGCCCTCTGTAATAGTCTGTAGGGATTGCCCCGTTTTTTCGCATCCAGCCGCGGACTTTGCAACTTTGCCGGTATAAACGGATAACTTACAAGAAATATGGCAAACAGTAAGGACAAACAGAAAACAGTCGCTAAACACCTGTACATGAAAGGGATACCAGTAGCGCAGATCGTGGAACTTACAGGAGTGAGCCGCCAGTCGGTCAGCCGCTGGATCAACTCGGACGGCTGGAAAGAGGAACGGGCCGCACGGGAGATGAGCAAAGAGGCGATAACCTCCAGGACACTCTCCAAACTGGGGGATGCCATCGACAAGGCCGACGGTGATGAAAAAAGCATCGGACGGATGGCGGATTCACTGCTCAAGTCGGTAAAGGCCATCAAGGAGATTAACCTGAACACCACCATAGTGAACAAGGTGGATACGCTTATAGAGTTCGAGAACTGGCTGGTGGCCCACCGGGACGAATATCCCGAGATAGACGACAAAATACTTGTGCTCATCAACCGTATGCACAGTGAATTCATGGGAGTCAAATTCAAACAGAAATGACAGTAGAAGAGAAGAAAGAAGCCTTGCTGCGGTGGAATGAACACTGCCAGCGCCTGTTGCGCCTCACCTCGAAACGAAAGCCGGAGACTGAAGCCGAAAGGAAAGAAAATATCGCCCGTGCCTTGAAGGATTACGACTACTTCTGCCAGCGGTATCTGAGCCACTACTGCCAATGCCCCAACGCCAAATTCCACAACGAGGCCGCCCGCTACATCGAAAAGCACCGGGAAATGCGAGCCGTTTTCAAGTGGCCGCGCGGACATGCCAAGTCTGTACACCTGGACGTGGGAATCCCTCTATGGCTGAAGTTCAAGGGAGAGCTGTACGTCATGGTATTGGTGGGGAAAAGCGAGGACAATGCCGATGCCCTGTTGAGCGACCTGCAGGCGGAACTCCAGTTCAACCAATACATCGTCGAGGACTTCGGCGAGCAATACAACTCCGGCTGCTGGCAGGAGGGCGAGTTCGTCACCAAAGATCAGTGCGCCTTCTTCAGCCGCGGACGCGGGCAGTCACCGCGGGGACTGCGTTTTCGCGATAAACGTCCGGACTACATCGTAGTGGATGACCTGGACGATGACGAGATGTGCCGGAGTGAGGCGCGTGTACGCGAAATGACAAAATGGGTGAAGGAAGCCCTTTTCGGTTGTTTCGGTGGTAAGGAAGGACGTTTCATCATGGTGGGCAATCTTATCAGCAAAAACAGTGTACTGCAGCAAATCATAGACAGCGATACAGTCTACACCAGTACGGTTTATGCCATAGGCAAGGACGGAAAACCTGCCTGGCCGGAATGCTACACCATTGAAATGCTGCGCAGCCGCGAGAGGTTTATGGGGTACCGCAGCTTTCAGAAAGAATACATGCACAATCCCATCACCGAAGGGGCAGTATTCCAGGAACGATGGATACAATGGAAACGTATGCTTAAGTTCCGTTATTACGAAAGTCTGGTTCTTTACATTGACCCGAGTTTTAAGGATAGCAGCAAGAACGACTATAAGGCCGCCAAACTCTGGGGACGCCCCCGCCGCGGACTGAAAAGCGCCAAACATACGGAACTGCATTGCCTGCGCGCTTTCGTGCGCCAATGCAGTGTAGGTGAGATGGTACGTTGGGTATATGACCTGTGGGATATGCTGCCTGAGGATGCGGCAGTAACCATTTATATGGAAGCCAACTTCATGCAGGACACCATACTGGATGAATTCGAACGCGAGGGAAACCAACGGGGGTATCAGGTACCCGTTACCGCTGACAAACGGAAAAAACCCGACAAGTTCGCTCGCATCGAAGCGGTGAGTCCTTTGTGGGAAAGAGGCTTTGTGTGGTATAACGAGAAACTCAGGAATGACAACGACATGAAGACCGGAATCGAGCAGACGCTCGCCTTCGAGAAAGGAAGCCGTGCGCATGATGACGGACCGGATGCCGACGAGGGGGCCATCTACAAACTTCAGAAACAAGTACGTGAGGAGAGTTTTGTTCCACGTATGGGGCTTAGGGAACCGCCTTCACAATCATGGTAGAAAACAGAAATTTATAAACCCAAATTCATATTAGGATCATGTTCATTACGGAGAAGGATTACATACAGGTCGGACCGGAAGCGCTGAAAATTATGCAGCAGAACTCTGAAGAGAACCGCCGGGTCGCAGAGAACCGCGCTCTCTCACGTATCGCAAGCGCCTTGCGCGGACGCTATGACGTGGATACGGCTTTTGCCATGGAAGGTGAAAAACGTGATGCCGAGCTGGTAGGCTGCGCAGTGGATATCGCCCTTTACCACATGGCATGCTCATTACCCCAGAGAATGGGCGGTGAAGTGCGCGAGAAGCGGTACAACGCGGCGTTGGACTATCTGAAAGAGATACAGGCGGGACGTGTAACTCCCGATATACCTACCCTCACAGGAGAAAACGGAGAAGAGGATTGTCATAATCCTGTCCGCTACGGCTCAGCCGAGAGGAACGAGTATATCTGGTAAAAATGGAAACAGGAAATCAAAAAAGAAAAACTATGGGCTACAACTACAAAAAAAAGAATCCGGTAAGGATAGGCCGGGTGAATCTCAGTAATCCAGCCGAGCTCAAACGGGTGACGAAGCTTTCGGTCAACCTGCAGCTCCAGACGGAAGCGCTGATAAAAAAAGACCTGCGTACATGGCGAAATGCCTGGCAATATGCCAAGAACGTGGAATATCCCAACCGGGTACCGCTATACGATGTGTACGGTGATGTGGATGTGGATATGCATCTTACAGGTTGTGTGGGACAACGTAGCGGGTATGTGTTGAACAAGAGTTTCCGTATCGTTAACCGGGAAGGTGTCGAAAATCCCGAACTGACAGCTGTTTTTGAAGCCCCATGGTTCAAGACCTTCATGGAACTGGCGTTGGACAGCCACTACTGGGGACATTCGCTCATACAGTTGGGGGATGTTATCAGTGTGGACGGAAAACCGGCTTTCAGTGAAGTACAGCTGGTTCCCAGGCGTCATGTAATCCCTGAATACGGGGTGATAGTTGTACGGCAACAGGAAGCATGGCAGAATGGCTACGACTATCGTAATAGTGAAATGGCCGACTGGGTAGTGGAGGTCGGTGACACGCATAATCTGGGGTTGTACCTGAAGTGTGCCCAGCATACTATTCCCAAAAAGAACGTATGTGCATTTTGGGACATGTTCTCTGAAATCTTCGGAATACCTTTCCGTGTGGGAAAGACGACAAGCCGGGATCCTAAGGAACAGGGGCGGATAGAGAAAATGCTGGGTTCGATGGGAGCGGCAGGTTGGGCTTTGTTTCCTGAAGGAACCGAAATAGAGATCAAAGAATCCACACGCGGTGATGCGTACAACGTCTTTGACAAACGAATAGAGCGGGCGAACTCCGAACTCTCAAAGGGGATACTCACCGAAACCATGACGACAGAGAACGGCAGCAGCCTCTCACAGAGTGAGGTACATTTGGAGGTGCTCAAGAACCTTGTCAGCAAGGATGCCGACAAACTGAGGGATGTTGTGAACTTCCAGCTTATCCCCAAAATGATAAAGCACGGTTTTCCGCTCAGCGGCTACCGTTTCGATTGGTACGAGGGTATAGATTTCACGCCCGAACAGCAAATCGCCTATGAGAAGCTGTTGCTGGACAGGTTCGAGATAGATCCTAAATATTTCATTGACAAATATAATGTGCCGATTATAGGAAAAAGGGAAATCACACCGGTACAGGTTCCGGGAAACGGGGAGGAGGAAGAAAAGGACGGTAAGCAAGGAAAAGGGAAACAGAAGCTCGGTTTTTTCGATTGAGCCCTTCTGATTACGAAGGGCTGCACAGACGGGCCGGAATGGTCTATTACGGCGGGGAAATGCCGTTGTCCGCACCGGATGGGGAAGATGGCGGGAATGTGGACACCTCAGGTGTGGAAGCGTCCTTTCTCTTTCTGATGCGCTGGCTTTACCGGCAGCCGGAATTTACCCCGGAAATGCTTGCCGGTGAAGAGGTGAAACGTTTCATCCGCAGCCATGCAGACATATTGGATAAGGCCGTGGATTATACGCTGCATAAACGGCCCATGGACGAAATCAGTGTACGGCGCCTCAAGGAAAGCAATTATGTGTTCTCAGGTTTCAAGACCTTCCACGAACTGAACGAGGCATTTCCCTCACTGCTCGATGCAGACGGAAACCGCAAACCCTTTGAACACTTTTTGAACGATGTTCAAAAAGTGAACGAGACCTATAACCGCTGGTACCTGAAAGCGGAATACAACTTTGCCATGGCATCGGCCGCCATGGCAGCCAGATGGGAACAGTGGTGGAACAATGAGGACAGGGGCCGCTACCTGTTGCAATACCGCACCGTAGGTGACAAGCGGGTACGCGAGGCGCACCGGGCACTGCATAACGTCACACTGCCCATCACATCCGGCTTCTGGGATGAATATTTTCCGCCAAACGGTTGGAACTGCCGCTGTACGGTGGTAAGGGTTCGTCGTGACAAATATAAGGAAAGTGACGAATACCGGGCGATGCTGGCGGGCAGCCAGGCTACGGCGGGCAAACACCAGGAAATGATGCGGTTCAATCCCGGCAAGCAGATGGCATGTTTCCCGTTCTATAACCCTTATACCATCAGGGCATGTAAGGACTGTCCTGACAGACCCGGCACGCTCAAACTGACAAAGGTACCCGACAATGAACTGTGTGCGGCTTGTAAGGTTATCCGTGAAATGGCCAGGCAGAAAGATGAGCTGAAAAAGCTGCGGGCTGAAATTAAGGATAAGGCACAATTCCTGAAAAAACGAACCCTCAGGAACGAACAGTTCGGAAAGGACATCCGTGTCAGCGGAACCAACATAAAAGAATGGCTCAATCAGCCTCATAAATGGATTGTGGAGAAAAACAGGATGCTGCTGGATATAGAAAAAGTCATCGCCGAAGCTCCTTATTTGGGCTGTGGCCCCGATAAACATGACCCGGACATCACGATGCATCTGTTTGAAACGACCTTGCACAATGAAAAAAGCTGGATTATCGTGAGGGAGTTAATTGACGGAACAGTGAAACTGCACAGCATTTCGGACAGTAAGGATATCCTGCAATATCTCACAAAAAGAAGAGAGTAATTTGAAAATAGCATTCCCGGAACTGCAATCCGGAACCACATTTTTAAATTACTCCCTTCAATGACACAAAGATACGGTTATTTATTTAATAAACAAGCATTATGTCCCAAAAATCAGACATAGCCCGAGAGCTGGAGCGGAAAGTGAAACGTTTCATCAGACTTACGCTGGAAGATATCGGTACGGAGATAGGCGAAGAGTTCGACCGTAATTTCGAGCGGGAAGCCTTCTTCAATGAACATTGGGCACGCCGTAAATTCAGTGATGACGAAAGCCGGGGACTATTAATACGCACCGGAGAGCTGCGCCGAAGCATCAAAAGTGAAACGACCGGGCACAGCGTAATATTCAGCAGCGATCTGGAATATGCCGCTATCCATAATTCCGGGGGAACCATTACCGTTACCGGAAAAATGAAAGGCTATTTCTGGTATATGTACCGGCTGCTTACCGACAATTATAAGAGGGAACCCACTGAAGAAGCGCTCTTTTGTAAACGGATGGCCATGAAGAGGGCGGGAAGTAAGATCATCATGCCACGCAGACAGTTTATCGGCATGCATCCGGAAGTGGGGCGAATCATCAGGGAGATAGCGGAAAACAATACCAAAGAGGTTTTTAAATAGCAGATACTAAAAATTGTATATCATGAGAAAATTTCTTTATCTCAGCCTTATGGAAAGACTGAAACAGCTTACAGACGAAACGGGAGAACCCGTTATCAGGACATTTGACCTCTGGAATGAGCAGGTCTCGTTCCTGGAACAGGAGGAAGCGTTTGAAACACCGGCGGTATTTATCGAGTTCAGACCCGTGAAATGGAATGGAGGCATGCCGCAACAGGCTGACGTGACACTGAGGTTACATATAGTCACATCCTGGAAAGGAAGCGCACGGGAAAGTGGAGAATTCCGGCAGCAGGCTTTGGAGAGATTCGATCTGCTGGAGAAAATGGACAGCCACCTCTTTAATATTTCCGGAGACGACGGAAAGACCTCGTTCAGTGTTTTCAGAAGAACGGGCAGCAGCACCAACCACAACCATGAGGAACTGGTGGAGGATATTACGGATTTTACCTGTAAGGTGATAGAGAGGAAATAGTTTAGAACAGCGTGAGCTGCGAGCGCATCTCCTCCTGACGGCTGATGACACGCGGATCGACACTGGCATTGATGATATTGTAGAACGTCTTTTCACAAATATGGTATTTGGGCCAGATGTAACGGCGGAGAATTTCCCGGTTGGAAAGACCGCTATGACGGTGGGAGTCATAGATGCGCACAATATCCTCCACTCTGAAGGCATAACTGCACCCTACCAGCTTGGTACGATACTTTTTCATAGGGCGTAATGATTAAAATGAAACGAATCCTGAAAACCTGATACAAAGATACGTAGTATGACACATATATGCAACAAAGAGCGCCATATCAAATATTACGGCGCTTTCTAAGGCGGGAAAATAAAGCAGCCGTTACAAGAGTACTTGCAGCGGCTGCTCTTCTTTACGGGGCTTAAACGGTACTGTTTCACTCTGCCTGTTGATAATAACTGCAATACCCGTCCTCATTTACATCCAGGTCTATAAAAGGAATCAGGCGGCATTTGGATATATTGCCCCATCCATGGAACGATAATAATATTTGCAGTTACCGCATTTCCTCGTTTCTTCACGGTATTCCATACGTTTAAGCAGTTCGGTCTGGACCTCAAGGCCGTCAGCTTGAAATTCTTTTCGTTGTCGAACCAAGACTTCGACTACCACAACAGGCATCTAATATGATTTTCGTTTCGCTCATTACTTATCAGTATTAAATTAAACTATTATTCACAAAGTCCGTGATAAAGGCTCATGCAACTATATCCACCTTCCGGCGCAAACATATCATCCATACCTACATCATTGCGGTTCACATATTCAAAAACTTCTTGAACTGTTGGATAAGCCCTATTCTTGCAAAATCGATTAGGAATATATCCCGGCGAGAAGAAAGACGAACCCATCGGAGTTTCTTCTTTCATTCTTTGTTCTGCCGTTATCAAACGGCTACGGCCAAATTCCTCTTGCGAAATAAGTTTGATTTCCTGTTTCCGGCACATGATACATGGATAACAACCAACTCGGGAAAATCCACGGAAATATAAAGGATTCGGCTTTTGACCGGCAGATAGGATGTAATCTATTACCTCCTGTGCAGACCATTGGAAAATCGGACGGGAAACACTGGCATCGTAATGCTCGCACCAATTAGTCACTTCTTTTCTACGGTATTCTCGCTTCCATACTTCAATGGTCTTTCCTTTACGGTTTTTCTTCACTCGTTCGAAATACTCTCCGAAATAATTGCACTCATAGGGAAGTTGGGCGCGTTCTTTGCTTTCTTTTGCCCGGATACCTTGAATTATCAAACAAGGTTCGGTTAGCGAGAGAATATAATCAATCATCGGTTTGATTTTCAATTCATAAGTACAAAATCGCCTTTGAGAAGACGGAAACCGTGAACGTTTGATAGACATATCCACAAAATCAGTATATTTCTTGCTTCTCAATACAACAAATTTTACATTGAGTTGTCGGCATACGTCTGTAATGTGTTGATAAGTATCGGAATGCTCCCAACCTGTATCACAAAATACAGCTTCTATGTTATCAGAACCATATTTGTTAGCGGCGTAGATTAAGCAGGCTTGTGAATCCTTACCACCGGAAAAATTTACTATTATCTTCATAAATTAATTTATAATGTGTATATTTGCGGAACTAATACATAATAGTGCGTATCAAACGCTCGTATTAGAATGGATTATTTCCATTTCCTCTCATTTTGGAAGCTGTGGATTCCTCGGAGAGTGTATAGCTTTGTAGCTTAGTGGTTAAAGCGTCTCCACAGAGAAGACGGGGGTTCGAATCCCCCCATTGGAATTTCTTAGAAACTATATATTAAGCAGACTTTTATGTCTGCTTTTTATTTTCCTTTCCTCTTTTCTGAATATTTGAACTAATCACTTTCCATTCCGTTCACGAATTTCCGGTATTCCAGTTCCGTTTTGGCAAGGTTTATCAGCGTGTTCACACCCTGGAATACCTGCTTCGCCTGACTGACATGCTCCGGAGAGGATTTGACATTCTCAATCTGTTGGAGTACCGTATCACGGAGCTTTTGGATGATACCGGGGTTCACCGTTGATACTGCATCCAACCGTTTGTTGGCAAGCACGATGACTTGTGTCGTAACGGGTCTGAACTGTTCCAGTTTAGCCGGAAGATTGATGTAATTGAAGACAAGCGTCTTGCCGTTGTTCAGGTAGATTTCCACCTCATCGCCGTCATCACCGGTTCCATCGCAGTAGCCCAGTACGACGACCTCTTCATTTCTGTACAGATATGGTTTGTTCACCATCCCCTGCAAACGTTCGAGTGTATTCATAATCGATTGTCGTTTATTGGTTGGTTATTGATTGTTTGATTCATTGATAGCCCTCGAAAGGCGTCCCTTCAGATATACAAGTTCCTTTACCTCTTCGGGCAGGTTGTGCAGGCTGTTACGCTGCATTAGCTCGGCATTGCTGATACATTCCAGGTTCTCAAGTGTGCAGTTCAGCGTATTGCCGTCGCGGAAAACGATATTGTAGCCTTTCGGAACCTGGCCATGCGCCTGTTGCCATAACAGCACATGTTTCGGTACCCATTTCCCCAAAGAGATACGCACATAAACGTATCGGTGTCCGTTTTTATCTTTACGGATAGTCTCGGCACCGTCATAAAGCGTATTGTCCGGCATGTGCCCTTTCTTAAACATGGTGGCCGAAACTTTGGCATATACCCCGGCGTTCATTTTCCTACCTTTGTTGGCCGGCACGTGACCCTTTGGAAAACGGTGTGCCGTTCCACTGTCGGCAAGCTGCCTTGACATCTCATTTCGCAGGACTTTCAGATACTCCGGAGACTTCTTGAGCCCCAGACGGTTGGCAATATTATAAACAGAGGTAACCGGCATTCCAAGAAACCGGGCTACCTCTTTTGTCGGGTGGTGAGGGTACAGCCGGGTAATTTCGGCTTTCTCGTCCTCTGTGTAGATATGCTTTTTCATGATTGCTATGGTTTTGAAAATTATTTTACCGTATACAGCCTGCAGCCCGTTTTCTCCTTTGCCCTTAAAAGGAAACTGGCGGCTTCGTCACTGTCAACCACCAGCTTGATGGCGGTAAGGCCCTCCGTCTTGGGCTTCTGCAGAAGAAGTGAGCAGGGCTGGCCGTAGTAGTTCCAATAGAAGATAAATTCGCCCAGATGGAAGTTGTCTACTTGGACGATATAGTTTATCGGGATACGCGGTGTCATATTTCCTATTTTTTGCTGAAACAGGCTTTCACTTCCCCGTCCGGAACCCACTCCACTGTAACGATACCTTTTACATGTCCGGTTCCGCCACATTTCGGACAGGGTATCTTTACCCGTTCATGGATAATTTCAGGATTCCAGAACCAGCCGTTACCGTGACAGTAACCACAGGCATACCCCGTATAGTAGCCTATGGTTTCTTTACCGGTACCGAAATTCGGGGAACTGAGTACCAATATGTCTTTCTTCTCACTCATGCTTCGATATAATAGGTTTGGACAATTATGTGGTTGCGGAAGATATGTATCACCGTCCTGCTTTCATCCTGCCGGAGTTCGGTTTCCACAAAGCTGCGGCGGATGTCGCCTTTTTCCATTAACGAACGGATTTCAGCGTCGATGAATGATTTCAGGTTACGGAAATCCTGCTCATTTCCTTTCAGTCCGGTGGTATCCAGCTGGCTGACCGCCAGCTGGAGCTTGAGAAGCCAAAGCGGCTTGTCATTGGGGATGCTTGACTTGTAAGTTATCTTTGCCATTACTCTTTCTTATTTAGTTATACGTTATTTTTCTCTTTATCAAATTCAGCTAAAAACATCTGTAAACCTATTCCCATTGAACATACACCGTCAAATAGCTTATACATTAGTTCTGGCTCTTCTTCCCAAATTTGATAGACTATTACCTTTTTGCCAGCACCTTTCATCCATCCTGCCTCCGAATGTGCAGAACGTCCACAAGGTAATACAAGAACACAAACATCAGCCCATTGCATTGCATCAAAATCAGATTTGAAACCAGCCTGCGCAATGGGATGTTCAAGCGCAGCCCTATATTGGTCTGTACTCCAATTCTCCCAATCTTCATCAATCTGCGACCACTGGAATCCAGTTTTTCCAGCAGGATGTCTAAAGTCGTAAACCTCATGTCCCTGTTCGCGAAGAAAACTAACTACTTGTGGTTGATGTTGATTTCTCCAACTACTTGCTACATAAATTTTTGCCATATTATTTTTTATTATTACATTTGGGCGTCATTTGCAATGTTGCAAATGACTAATTTTTTTAATTATATGAAAAATCTAATTAGAAAAAGCATTCTATAGCTTTACTACCGTACGGCTATGGCAATGCTTAAAATTGAATAGACGGTAGGTTGGGACTTTGTGCTAAACTGTATTGACCTTTTATAGTGGTTAATAGAGAAAATTACTTAGCACAGCTAAGTCCCTAAAT